TCTAATCCATGTTCCATTACCAAAGAACTATTCACACGAAATCCTTGAAGTTCCAAATGACCCATTACAACCTTTGCTTTGGTCTTTTGAATCATCTTTAGAGACTGTTCTTCATTGTCCATACAAATCCAAGGTAAAAGTAAAATATTGAGTTTATCTACTTTGATTTCTGTAGGTGAAGAATATGTTTTTACATTTGGATAATCTTTAAGAAGAAGTTGTGGAGAATTGGTATTGTTGGTATTTTTGTAGTATGAATCGTGATTACCTACAATCATATGTACATCATACTTTGAGAGTGGTTCAAATACCACTCTCTTCGCCCATTCTAAACTTTGATAATCAATAGACTTACGACTATCAAAAGCATCTCCCATATGAATAACTGTTGTAATCCCATACTGTTCCAGCGTTGGGAAGAACACATTCTTATAGAAGAGTTCAAAGTAGTCGTGAAAAAGTTTAGAACCTTTCCTCGCACCCCAATGAGTATCATTAATTAAAGCAACTTGCATTAGTATCTTGTCTTACTGTGAATTCCATCTTTAATGCTATTGTAATCGGAATAGTTCCCTCCGTCAAGGGTATTGTCGTCAGTGAAGACTTCAGAGAATCCAGAGCGTTCAAGGATTTTGTTTTTGATTTCTAACTGACGCTTTTCTCTTTGAATACGACGAAGAAAAGCAAAGTAAATGATTTGAGTAAAATATGCAAAAGGATTTTGGTATTTTTCAGAATTAAAATTATCAATATATTGAACACAATTCTCAATTCCATCAGAAATCATATCTTCTTTAAACATATAATTAACAAAGTTGGGTTTAAAGGAAAGATGATTTGCAATCTTTAAAAAACATTCTCCAATATAACGAGGAATAACTGGTTTTGTATCCCACCTTGTTGCCCTATCTGCTTTCGTAGGTTCTCTACCAAACTTTTGAATAAAGGTTATTTCTACATCCTCACGATACTTAATGAGTGCAGCAAGAAACTCTTTGTTATTTACGTAATGCTCTGTCTTTTTTCTTTTCGCCATTACTGCTGTGGTTATCATAAGTTTTTATCATTATTATGTAGATATTATAACACTTTATCCAATAGTTGACAAGGTGTTTCAATCTGTGTATAATACCTTTGTTAGGTTTGATAGTTAAGTCTTAGCTATTATTATAAAGCTTCTCTAAGATCTCTTTAGCATCATTCACATTTGCAAGATATCCCATTCCACGACTTAATTTGGATTGATTATCTTTTTCTTTATTTGATTGACGAAGATAAGATTGATACATCATTATCATTTCTATATCTGAAGACTCGGACATAGTTAAAACATTTTCAAGATTAATAATAAACATATCTTCTTTTGTTGTTTTTAACCAAGGTTCTATTTTATATCCAACAACACCAGTTCTTCCTTTTATTTCTGATATAATAATAGGATTAGAAACAATCAACATAGTTCTACCTTCTTCCTCAGAAGCCGCTACCTTAGCAAATATTTCTTCACCTGTTTTTAGTTTGATTGTTGAATAAAAATCTTCCTCAATTCCCATTTTGCTTAAGTTGTATTGTGACTATTTCGTAGTTAAAGTTCTCTTCATTGTAAATCTTAATGCGTTCAATAAGGTGATTTAAGGTATAATTTTTTCTTGAGTTATAAGTACAATCGTCAGAGATATCATAAAGAGTTGCCTTTACTTTGTCTTTTCCTTTTCTAAGAACTCGTCCAATGCTTTGAAGATTTCGAATTCTTGATTTGCTAGGTGAGGAGAAGATAACATTATGGAGATTTTTAATATTGATACCAGTAGAAAAAGTTCCATAGGAAGCAACAATAATTGCATTTTGTTCTTTTTCAGTAATTTCTCTTACCAGTTCCCTTTCATCAGTATCAACACCGCCGTGAATAAAAAATACTTTACGATCACCTTGCTTATTAGTATTTATCTTTTCGTAAAGTATTGCTCCGTGAGTTTCTACACGACTAAAAAGAACAAGCGTATTTCCCTTTAAATCAAGAGAAAGATTTGTAATGAATTTATTTCTTTGTTCGTGAGAAATAAGATATTGAATTTCATCCTCATAAGTCTCAAATCTTTGTGGAGAATGCTTAAGTACAATACATTGAATATCCAATTGGGAAAGATGTCCTTGTTTCATCAATTCATCAGTCTTAGTCACTTTATATGATGGGCCAAATAATCCTTCCAAAACCCACTTATGAGTTTGTGTTCCATCAAGAGTTCCAGTAAATCCAAAACGATACTTTGCGTGATGAAGTTTAGTCATTATTTCAACTAATGACTTGCTCTTGAATAAATGCGCCTCATCACCTATAATAACATCATAATCCTCAAAGAATGAACGCTCTAACTTATATACAGATTGCCACGTAGTAATCGTAACAGGATGTTCATTTGTCTTTTCTCTTCCAGAATAAATGCGGTGACAGTATGACTCAACATCCCAACCATAATCCTGAAAATCCTTATACATCTGCTCTACTAGCGATGTCGTTGGAACAACTAGAAGGATTTTTCGTCCTTTATCTATACAATATCTCACGATTGAATAAATCATCAGAGATTTGCCTGAGGCAGTTGGTGATATCAATAACTTTCGGTTGTGTCTTAGAGCATCGTATACTCCCTCTACTTGGTACTGGCGAGGCGTATGAGAGCAAATAGAGAGCATATAATCTTTCACACCTTCGTATGAAATATTTTCATCTATCTCAAAGGGAAGACCATAAAATTTATTTTCTCTGAATTCGTATGTATAATTATGAAGTTTTAGTTTTTCAACAATTTTATCTAACAATCCAATATAAATTTATCCCGTATGAGTGCTGAGTAGACGAATTTTTCCATCCCAGTGTCTGCTTCTATACTGGGACATAAATTTTGCAGACTCTACCTCAAAAGTAAAGTACGGTTGAAGTTCGTGTAAAATATGTGCTTCGCAGTTTAATTTTAAATGAACTTCATTCTTTTTTTCAATTATTACGTCACTCATAGCATCATAATTGCTATGAGTATTTATCTACCCCAACCCAGACTGGAAACGCATATACTCAATGGAGTTTTTAATTTGATACGTCCTATTAAATATCATCTTAAGAATACTATCAATATAAGATAGCATTGTTTCATAATATTCAACCTTCAATGAAACTTGTGATAGTTTTTCATCAGAATCCAAGTATCCTTGAAGTGTTTCTTTATCTCTGATTTTTTTGGGAAATGGATTTTCTACATATACATCTGGGTCTGCTTTTCCAGTAAAGTATTCATACTTTTGATGTCTTACATTCTTTTTTTGCTGCTCTGCTTTTTTCTTAAGTAGAAGAATATTATTATATAAATCAAAGTACTTTGCATGAAGCACTGGAATATTTAAAGACTCTGTATGTAGGTTATCAATATCAATCTTGGAATCTTGTTCCCACATTTTTTGAATCATATCAAGATCAAAACTCATAAAGGATTCCCACTAAGATCAACTATATTGTAGATAGTATACTTGAAACTTACGTCTGCTGTAAAGTATTGAATATCTGTGTCGGTTGCATCAAAAGTCATTGTAGACAATGAATATGGAAATAAATCTTTAAAGGATACTTGGAAATTTGGTAGTTGACTACTTGTTAATACCTGCAAAGTTCCATCAGAATAAATGTTTTGCCTATCTTGTGTATAGTTTCCTTGAACCAATCCTGCTGCCTGTAGGTCTGCAAATTGACTTAATTTTTCAGGAAATCCAAGACCTCTTATCCAATTCTGAATCTCCATATAATTTTCAAGATTCTCGTCTACAAGAAATCTTAAGTTTAAATCACCAAAAACAATTTTATCACCTGGGGTATCAAGATCTTTTAGATATGATGGTTGAACTGCAACACCTAAATTTAAATCTGGAATATTTGCTTGATTGCAAAAGAATCCAACTTTAGGAGTTCTTGTTAAACTAAACTTAAACCCTGTTGGTGATAAAAAGTTTCTATTGTCTATCTGTCCTCTAGTCATTTCTTTTTTAAGTATTTAGATAAAAAAAGAGGGTCCCGATTGGAACCCTCTGAGTACTCTTTGTAAGAAAGACTTACATAAGATTTTTAACTGCAACTCTTCTGTAGTAACGGTTGGAATTAATTTGAAGACGGCCAAGACCTTGGTCAGTTCCTTCTGCGAATGGGTTAGCAACAAGACCATAACGGGTCTTAAAGCCGATCTTAGGCTGGAAGGAGTTCTCACCAACGGCACGAACCATTTGGAGAGGAACGTAAGGACAGTAGAAGAGACCAGCGTCATAAGGTGAGGAACCCTTATAACCAACGACATAATACTGGTTGCCTGGAGTTCCGTTAGCGGAAGTCAGGTTAGCCGAATATGGGTCGATGTAGACGCGGAATTTACCCATGAGAGTACCAGCAAAAGTGTTGCCGGTATCATCAACGTTAAGGTTAGCATTGAGTGCAGGGGTGTAATCAAGAACACCAGC